TTCAACGCTGCCTTGAATCTTCGAAAAGGAATCAACAAAAGGACAATAAAAGTCAAACCAACCAGTGCGAGTGCAGGCAGAAATATCTGAGCTTGATTAACTTCGGTCATTTTTTTATCCCGATGCTTATTCCCACACTCTAAAGGCAGGCATTATTCACAACAAACTACAGGGCTCGATAAAGACTACGACACCAGGCTCGCAAAGAACACTCTAAGCACAAAAATTTAACACTCCAAAATGACTTGATCAAAAAAGCCCAAGACAAATAATAATGCTGAACGAAAAGAGAAGAAAAGGAACGAACAAGCAATCCGATAACTAAGCCTGCCACTACGCGAAGAGTTTAATTTTAAAAGATAACAACTCGGCGCAGTCTCACCTGAAGGGTTTTTCGCTGCACCTCAAATCTTGGAACGGTCAGGTGTAATTAAGAAGGTAAAGGAAGTTGAATTTGGAGTGGGTATTTTCAACGGACACAAAAAAGCCCCGCTTGCGCGAGGCTTCTCTGTTAAATATGGCGGAGGGATAGGGATTTGAATATTCGCACTAGAAAAATAGAGTACAAAAAAACCAGTAAATAAGCCACTTACACCCATTAAATAAAGGTGATTATCGAAAATATTGTTCCCAACATATTCCCAACGATTGTTATACGCGCATGCACACACACGCGCACAACCACACTTTTTATAAAATCCGGAGGCCGTCGGAAAACAGTAACAAAGGTTACACGCTCCGGATTTCTTGAACTATACCGCGCGATTACTGGGCAAACTGCAAAACTAGAAAGGTTACATAGTGGTAACTAAAAAGTAACTTGTAACTATATTAAAAGGTAACTCAGAGAAAAATAAAAACTTATAAAAATCAATTACTTATAAATTTGTAACCTTTTAAGTAACTCAATGTAACCAATTCAAAGTTACAGGCGGAAGCTAGTAATGGCGCGGCTTTCAAGCAAATCAATGATACGAGTAACTCTTGTTACCTTTTTCCGACGCAACAATGATTACTGAGTAATAATCACACGAAAAAACCAAGACTGTGGATAAGACACTCAGAGGCCGCATGGAACTGCATGGTTGTTTTTCCACACACTATCCCCCTACCGCGCCAGTCGCCGCGCAGATCGCAGCACGTTTAGCCTCACACGCATTTCAAATGGAAACCCGGTCATTTAACACCGCAGGCGTGGCGAGGGATGATCGCGCGCCGTGGGTAGCAGCGACTGCACGGGCTGTTGCGCTCAGTTCGGAGCTAGATGGGAGTCAGACTACATAGGTAGCTGGATTGACAGGGACCAAGCAAAAATTAACAGATCTAAAAATGCCTAAATTTACGCATAAGCTACTGATCTATATAAGGAATATAGTTGCTAATCATGTTATAATTCATGCGAAGCTTTATATCTAACCACAGCAAAAACTCTCTCGTTTTTAGTCCAATTTCTAGCATCAAATACCAGCCTTACCAATAAAATTCAGGCGTAAAAAAGCCCGGAAGTACCGGGCAATTACATGGCTGATGGAGAATAACTATTTGGCGCCTACTCCCAAACCTCCAGCACCATCAAGTATCGCTGTTTCTATCGAATAACGATCAAATTTTATAATGTCGTCACCCGCCTGATCGTTAAACATTTCGAAGTCAGTCATCAATGGAGCTATCTCGTTTCGACCAAAAACCGCCGCCGCTTGCTCTATTGAACCAAACCCCCCATTAGTTTTGGGAACGATCCCCATCAATGCAGGCGGTATGCGATGAGACGCAAGCTGATCTTGAGCGGTGACATCTTTGATCTGACTGAACTCATCCTTGGCAGCAACCTCAGAAATTGGGATCACCTGTACACCATCTTTTTTACCGTTCGGGCTGTACATGAATAAATTTCTAAAATTACCGACGCCCTTGGATTCCTTAAGCGCTTCACGCATAGAATCAATATCAGCCTGACTTTGTGCAGTATCATTAACATAAAGAATGAATCCAGCATGGCTGCCATTGAGGTAGTACTTTCGCCTGAACAGTGTTGCATTCTCATTAAGAAAGGCACTCTGAAGGCTGGCCATGTATTGCGGAACACCGTAAATCTCCTGGTCAACATCAACCTGACGAATGTGGAATACGTTGTTTTTAAACTCGTAAGGATCAGCCCAGTTTTGAACAAAAAAGAATGACTCAAGATCGATGCCGCGACGTGTGTACTTAGCAAGAGATGGCCTGTAAACCTTCGTTCGCTTATATAAGTTCTGCACTTCTTCCAAATAAGCATTAGCCATCACGACATAATCCAACGCCAATTGCTTGAATGACTGACGGCTTAGCAATGGAGTTGGCTTAAAACAGCTGGTTAAGATATTAACTTTAAAATGCACAGCAGATTCATGATGCACCGCGCTTCGCAGTGCCTTTGCTAGCCCTGCAGTGCTGACAGGTGGTTCATACCAACGGTCTGTAGCTGCACACTCGATATAATCGAGCCACCCTCGAGCATCGACTACCGGCAGTGGATCTCCGAAGCTGAAAGCCATAGGTCCAGCCATTTCATTCTGTGAGTTTTTCTCGTCTGACATTACGACATCTCCATTATTGATCCAGTAGCATCGATATCGCCATCGAGCGGATCCTTGTCTAGCGCATGCATAGTTGCCCACGCAAGATCAGCATGACCAATTTTTCCATTGCGACCTGCTGAGTAAGTTACTTTACGACCTGAGGCGGTCATTGTTTTTCTTATTGCACCAAATGCACTGGCAACATCTGTCCAGCCACTATCAAACTCCAACCGTCCCTTGTTAATAATGTTGTACGCTTTATTAACCAGCCCGCCCTTTAGCTCAGCCGTGTAGGAATACTCAGTAACACGAGGAAAGAATTTTCTAACTAGCTGCAGCACAGAACTACCTATGCCAGTCGAGTCGATACCAATATGCTCGACGTTATAGCGGCATGTTATTTCTTTAATTGCCTTAGCCTGCTCCTCGTAATCCATGCCTTGAAACTGAGCTTTTTCAATAATTCGATGCTTGTCCATTACTGACCTCGCAGGAAGAACAACAACAAGACCAGCTGTATCACCATCTTCACCTTCACCGTTTGGATCATACCCAACCCAAACGGGTCGATGACCAACAGGACGGTTTGCAAATGGTTTGAAAAATGAATCCCACTCATCCCAAGAATCGACCATGCAACGCATCATCATTGTCATTGGGAATAGCGAACTCAAATCATCAATAAATTCACATTCAAGAAGGTTAGAGAACTGATGCTTATTGTATTTTCTTCTCAACTTATCCATGTTGAAAAGAGTACAGCCACCTTCCAGAGCATCGTGAATCGTAACTACCTGTCTCCATTGAAAGTCAGCGCCAAGCTGTCCCTTTCTTAAAACCTCTTTTCTAATGTCGACATCAACAAGCTCAGATTTTGGACGCCCTTCGTTATAAGTAGCACCTGACCAAAATAGATATCCCTCATGAGATATACTCGAAGGCGTACTAAAATAAGTTTCTTTCCAATGCGAATGCAGAGCCATACCTGACGTTACTCGCTGCATTTCTAAAAAGTTATGGGTCCACATGTATTCATCAAAATATAAATTTCCGGTATATCCTTGGGCTGTTTTCGCATTAGTCCCGAGAAAGTGCATTTCAGCGCCATTTGGCAAAATGATTGGATCGCCAGTCAATTCAATATCTGCAGCATCTCGACAAAATTTAACAATGTATTTTTTAAAATTGTGAGCCTGAGCCTTAGATGCCGATATGAATATTTGATTATTACCATTCACGACTGCATCAACAGCAGCCTCATGTGAAAAGTAGTATGTTGCACCTATCTGGCGAGACTTCAGAATATTACGAACATCATTCAGAAGACCTGCCCGGTACCAGTTTTTCTGGTATTCGAACATACCATCAAGAAACGCCTCTTGAAGTCGCTGAGCTTGTTCTGGCGTATAGTCATTTTTTAATGGCTTTTTCTTCGGGCCTGAATTTCGATTAGCTATTTTAGGATTAAGATCTACTTCATTTCCGCCGTTGCTGTACTTTGTTATACGAGCAAACCGTTCCATCTGACGGCTTAGCAAATCAATTTCTTTAAAGTCTTTACCTTCCTTGTTCTCTTTCAGGACTAGTAAGATATAGCGAGCTTCAGTCGCACCTTCTACTCGTTCAATCGCACTGGCATCGTCCCACTTGTCACGAGCTTTCCAGCTGTGTACCGTTGCATCTTTCTCGCCAAGCATTTCTGAAATTCGCGCAATGCGAAGCCCGGTCCAGTACAGGTATTTAGCCTGTCGCCGGTTATCGAGCTGGTTATCTTCTTTGGTAGCGACTGTATTCATTCGCCCAGATTACTAGTGCAGCCAACTATCTTATTGCCCCACCTAGTGTAAATAGAACACATACAACCACAGCCCTTTGCCGCTCACGCGTCCGAGGCTGCAACATGGAGTCCTATCGAATTGTCGAGCAATGCTCAACAGAAAAGGACACCACCAAATGCCTAAGAAAAAATTCCGCGTCGGCGTAGCTGCTCGTACCGTCGATGGTCGTGAAATCAAACCTGAATACATTAAAAAAATGGGTGCCTTGTATGATCCCATTGTTTATGGCGCTCGCATCAATCTTGAGCATCTGCGCGGAATAATTCCAGATAGCGCCTTCAAATCCTATGGCGATGTCATTTCTGTTGAAGTCAAAGAAGAAGTTATTGGCGGTGAAAAGCGCTTCGCCTTATACGCTGAAATTGATCCAACCGAAGACCTAGTTGAGTTATCGAAAAAACGTCAAAAAATCTATACCAGCATGGAAATCCAACCAAACTTCCCTAACGAAGGTGATTTCTATCTTGTCGGTCTAGCCATCACTGACAGCCCTGCATCAATGGGAACTCAACAATTAAGTTTCTCAGCCTCAGCCCAAAACAAAGAAAACCTTTACGCTGAATATTTCGAATCTGAAATGGATTTCATTGAATCCGAATCAGAAGAAAGTAATGGCGCTTCAATTTTAGAGCGAATCAAAGAAATTTTCTCAGGTCTTAAAAAGGTAAGCGAAAACAAAAATGGTGAGCTGGAAAGCGCTATCGAACTTTTGGCCAAAGAATTCACCGCACTAGCTGAAACGATTCCAACTGATCAGGCCGTTACAGTTTCAGAACTGAAATCCCAGATCTCAGAACTGAATGAAAAATTTTCAGCTATTGAAGCTGAACACAAAGAGCTCTCAGCAGCTATGGAAGACTCTGAAAAGTTCACCGGTCGCCCACCTGCGGTCGGCGGTGATGTCGGCGAACTGACCGACTGTTAAGACTAAAAAACACCCGAGATAGCGAAAAGGAATAAAGCCATGACAGACCAAGCACTCGAACAATCAATTCAAGGCTACTTTAGCCAAGTCGCAAAGCTTAACAAAGTTGCAAGCGCGGTGCGTTCGTTCACTGTAGCACCAAGCGTTCAGCAGACTTTAGAAAAGAACCTGCAGCAAAAAAGCCAGTTTCTTAAATACATCAATTTTCGTGGTGTAAAAAACCTCGAAGGTAAAAAACTGACTGTCGGTGCTGGATCAACCATTGCTGGCAACACAGACACCAGCCAGCCGGGAGCTACTCGCAAGCCACGTTCAGTGCACGAACTTGATGATAAAGGCTACAAGTGTCGCAAAAACAACTTCGACACAATGATCACTTATGAAGACCTCGATAACTGGTCTGAATTTGACGGTTTTCAGAAGATGGTGCGTGACGTCATTCTTGAAGCTCAGGCACAAGATCGCCTTATTATCGGTTGGAATGGTACAAGCTACGCTGCAACATCCGACCGCGATAACAATGCAATGCTTCAAGATGTGAACATTGGCTGGCTTGAAAACATCCGATTGGATGCGCCTGTTCGTCACTTCACCGAAGTGGTTGAAAGCAGCAATACGATTAATGTTTATGAAGGCGGCGATTATGAAAATATCGACGCACTAGTTATGGATGCCATCGAGAACTATGTCGATGAACGTCACCGTGACAACACCAAGCTAGTAGCAATTATGGGGCGAGGTATTTTGAATAATAAATACTTCGAAATCGTCAATCAGAACCAGCCGAACTCAGAAAAACTGGCTGGCGACATGATCATTTCCAAGAAAACTGTTGGTGGAGTACCAGCATGGCGTGTGCCGTTCTTCCCGGCAAACACTATTCTGATTACAACCTCTGACAACCTTTCAATTTATTACCAGAACGGTGGTCGCCGTCGTCACCTGAAAGACGTACCAGAAGCTGATCGTATTGAAAACTACGAAAGCTCAAACGACGCCTATGTTGTTCAGGATTACACCAAGTGCTGCCTAATTGAAAACATCAACACAACAGCACCAACCGTATAACTAACATCGTAAGACAACCCCCGGCATTCAATAGTGCCGGGGGTTGAATCTAAGAAAAAATTGAACGCCCGAGGAAACGAAAATGCCAATGACACCAGCTGCCGCAGCCCGAGCACGAAAAATGGCCGCATTGCAAAGCAAAAATACAGCACCAACACGTGCGGATATAAACATCACACAGCAAATGCTAGCAATGATGTACGAGCACAAACGCACGCTAAAAAAAATCCAGTCAATCAGCCAAAAAGGCTATAAGAAAGCTGAGTTTTTCCCTGATTACGAACCCTACATCTCTGGTGTTTTAAAGGCAGATTCTGGACAGCAAGATGAAGTAATTACCACCCTAACCTTGTGGGCGATCGATGCACAGTTGATCGATCAAGCCATCTTATTATCTTCGTATGTGATGCGTCACGGACTAACCATCCCAGACAAATTCACACGCACGATGAATGTTGCAATCGCAGAACAAATTTCAGAGTTAGCTTTAAAAGATGCCAGCCCAGTAACACCTGAGCACTTAACAGCGCTTTACGAACTAGTTGGTAAAACCGACATGCCCGACCAGGTGCGAGTAAAACTCGAAAAAGCCTGCGGCTTAGGACTCATGGAGTCAGCACCAGAAACCGCATTAGATCACCTGAAGAAAGCCATTAATTTAAACGGTAAAGCAGGCGTTAAACCGCAGATCAAAGCTCTAGAAAAGCTACTTCAAGATTCAGTTTCCGGAGACAAACCGGAAGCATAACCGAGCGTCCTCGCGCGTCGCGGGCTTGCGACTGGATACAAGCAACCTCCCCCGGACTGCTTATTGAAGGTCGCAATCACCCGCTCTTATGGAGAGTTGTATGGTATTCATCGCTAACCCAGCCGCGCCTTCAGATGAAGACGACATAGATAACTTCTCAGAATTCTGGCCACCTTTTGTCGCAGCAGATGCTAGAAGCATTTTGCGCCTAGAAAGCGACATAACAACCGCTCGCCTAACTGCTTTATTGCAAAATGCAATCATCGATGTAAATGCAGAATTAGTCGACTACGTGTCTGAACACCAAGCCGCTGAGATATCGTTTGAACAAATACCGGATTCAAAAAAGCACCAATATCGACGTGCCATTTACGCCAGCGCTCAAGCCCAGCTTTTATCTGACATGCGCGACTACGACACAACATCGAGTGGCCAAGATCGAGCAGATGAAGTCAATGCCAGTATTGATGTCCAGCGCCGTGTATCGACATTAGCCATCCGATCAATACTGGGAAAATCCAGTAGCCACATCGAGTTAATCTAATGCCAACAGTAATTGCTCAGCAAAACGAAACAATCGATGCGCTCTGTCATCGAGTACTCGGTACGACAGATGCCGTAGAACTGGTTTATGAATTGAACCAAAACTTAGCCGATCTAGGTCCATTTTTACCTCACGGAACATCGGTAGAAGTACCGGCAAAAACCACCACCAAAACAGCGACGGTACAACGCACGTCGCTTTGGGATTAAGGAGAGAGCTCGTGGCAGAGCCGAACACCACAGCAGCAATAATAACAATGGCAGGCGGAGGCATTACTGTTGGAAGCGCCCTTCTCGGCCTTGATACAGAAACCGCAATCGGTGCATTGGCAGGTGCAGCAGTATTCGTCGCAAGTACAAAAGAATTAAATCTATTTACGCGATTGGTCTATCTACTCGCCAGCGTTGTTATCGGCTATTTCATTGCACCTGAAATCATCACACATACATTACTTCAAGTTCCGGCAGTAGCAGGATTCATCGGTGGACTATTGGGCGTAACTGCCGGTCAGTTGCTGCTAAAACAAATGCACAACACAGACTTAATACAGCTGATCAGAGGTAAGAGAAAATGACAGCACTCGATTTAATAATCATTTGGCTCTGTATTGTTTGCGTCATTCGACTAGTGACATATCGCCGCGATGGTGCGCGATTTAAACGCCAATATGGTTTTGCAGCGTGGGCCATGATCGTGGCGATCGGAGCGATCGGTATTTACACCGCAGGTGGGGAAATCTGCACCGAACGGTTCCCGATCATAATGCCAATCATGCTCATGCTGACACTTGGCTTGCTGTACACGCGCGGGAACGTCGCACAACTACTAAACCTACGGAGATTATTACATGACTAAATTATTGGAACTCGGTAGCACAGGTGACGACGTACTCTCATTAACTAATCGCCTAAAAAATGCGGGTTACGATGTAATCATTGCTAGCGAATTCACTGCAAACACAAGAACAGCAGTGCTCGCGTTTCAGCGGGATTCTCACCTGGTCGAAGATGGAATTGTTGGCGCTAAAACTCTGGCAAAACTATCAGGCAAAGACGCTAGCAAGTTTCTCCGTCAGTCAGACCTTGAGTGTGCCGCCACAAGCCTCGACTGCGAACTCGCCGCCATAATGGCAGTTAACCAGGTCGAAAGCCGAGGTCGTGGATTTCATAGCACCGGAAAGCCGATCGTACTCTTTGAACGACACATAATGCGCCGTCGCATGCTAGCAAATGGCCTAGAAGCGAACGCCGTTGGAATCGCCGAGCACGCATGGCCTAACTTAGTGAGTCGTCAAACTGGGGGGTATAAAGGCGGCCAGACTGAAAACTACCGCCTTAAACTCGCATGCGAGATCCACGAACAATCAGCACTTGAATCAGCAAGCTGGGGCCAGTTTCAAATCATGGGATTTCATTGGCAGCGCCTTGGCTTCACAAGCATCAAAGCATTTGTTGAATACATGAGTGAAAGCGAAGGTTTACAGCTAGAAGTATTTGTACGTTTTATTACTGCCGATCCTGAACTGCACAAAGCATTAAAAGAAAAAGACTGGGCTTCATTTGCACGCCGATACAACGGCAAGGCATACAAGAAAAACCGTTACGACGAGAAACTCGCAGCAGCATATGCAGCAGCGGAGGAGATCATTCATGCTTAAAAAAGCCGCCCTCCCCATTATTGCCGCTTTAGTCATGTACCTGCTCGCGTATCAGAATCAAACGTTGCGCGAAGATCTCGCTGCAGTTCAAGTAACAGCAATGGCAAAACAACATCGCATCGATGACTTGATAGCAAAAACGCAACGCGCGAAAGAAGAGCAACGCCGACTGTCAGAACTACTGACATCAAATCGCGCCGCTGCAAACAGACAACAGCACGAACTGGAGACACTAATCAATGAAAACGCAACGCTTAAAATGTGGGCTAATCGCCCTCTGCCTTCTGGTCTTGATCGCCTGCAGCGCCCAGCAATTACCGGACATACCGCCTTCAGTGAGTACGTGTCCCATCGTCACACCTTGCAGCCTGAGCGAATTAACGCTGAACAACCACCGTGACCTGTTAACTGCAATAACAACCACCGAAAGCGACTGGGCAGATTGTGCCGCCCAGATTGACAGCATAGTAAACTGCCAACTCCGAGACGCGAAAAATGGACAAACTCAACAGCCTGAAACAACACCTGATTGATCGTGTACCCGGTCTAAAAAACAACCCCGACTCTATCCATATTTTTGCAGACGAAGGCCAAATTCAAGGAGACTTTGACAGCTCTCTATCATTCTCATACGTATGGCAAACCACCGTCATCTGCGAAGAATTCAGCGGCCATGCAGACGAATTATTCTTGCCATTAATAATCTGGCTTCAAAAAAATCAACGCGACCTAAAACGTGACGACATACGTTTTTTGCTTGATCCACTGGACAACGATCGCGCTGACATACGTATCACATTCCCTACCGATCAGCGAGTTATCGTCACAACTGACGACCAAGGTAACCACAACACCACACATCCCGACGAGCCAGTGCCAGAGTGGGAAGGCTCATTCCCAACGCTGAACAAAACAACTGGTCAGGATAAATTCAATGACTGACATCATTGATATTGAAAGCAAGCTGGAAGAATGGCTAAAGCCCTACATTCACGGAGCATCTGCAGAAGGCCGTCGAGAATTTGGGCGAGCGGTTTCACGCTACCTATGGCGTAGCCAAAGTAACCGAATTCGCGATCAGAAAAACCCTGACGGCTCACCATTTGAATCACGCAAGAAAGGCCGCAAGGCCATGTTCGAGAAAATACGCAAGCGGCCAAACCTGTTAAGCCGCTATAGTGAATCTGAAGTATGGGTAGCATTTCGCGGCCGCGTAGGCCGCATTGCAAAGGTCCATCAAGAAGGGCTTCAATCATCACCGGGACCGGGTCAGAAAAAAGTTAGATATGAGAAACGTGAACTACTCGGATACACAAAACAAGATATTGAAACGATAAAGGATCTAGCAGAATCAACTCTGCTTCCCCGTTGACTCATTAGGTAGCGCTTTAATCCATGCAGCTCGGAAATTATCGTTCAATACTACCAAAACCCATGAGTACCAATCATAACGATTCAGACTTTAAATTTCGTGTTAGTTGATTTTACTGGATGATAGTTAATAGGAATATCATCTCCATCTTTAAACATTATCTTCTCACCATTTTGAACTGTCATATATCGAAAAGTACCAAATTTACTCAATGGGAATTCAGGGTCATCGCCACGATACCGTTCAAATATGCATCTGGCCGAAAAGTATGCATGTACATCTGCTAATTCTAGACAAGGATGACTTCCTGGCTTTACAAAAACAGGAGGAGAGATGTCATTACTGTGAGTCAAATAAGCATGCGCAATATAGCGACGAGAATTACTATATGAGTTGAATGACCAACCTTCTATGTATGTAGACTTCATAACTGGTTTTGATGCATCGAAAGTGAATACTGGTCGCAACTTCTGTTTTGTTGCATCAAATATTGATAATGAAAGCAAAGCATTATGAGCATGCTGTTTAACTTCATTAAGAGATTTTGCCTTATTCTTTTTATTCTTCGGATTTCTTACTATTGCAGTGACGTGACGATTCCAAGTCATTTTTTCTCGGCTTCTTAATATTTCTGCACACTCTAAAAAAAACATATTCAATGAATCTCTACTAAAATTTTTATAAACACCATGAGTAATTCTTTTTCTAGAATTGAGCATTTCCGTTACATGGATACGCCAACTATTAGGATCGACAGATGGTATGTATTTAATCTTTAGCCTTGTGAGATCATCAGAGATTTCCTGTATAGGGCCGCTTGTTCCGCCAATAACACTATAGGAGTGGAGGTGGTAGTGATCTAACAATCGGTCAGCATCATCCCCGTAAAAGTAGATGGGATGAACTAGCCTTTTAGCATCAAGTGGAAAGTCAACCTTCTCGCCACATACGCAAAAATTCACGGTACCAACTCGAACCAATGCAAATTTTTCACCATTAATTCCTTCTGTATGAATTGGCGTAAATGGTTCGTCAAACTCCTCCCAGAAGTTCGGCTTAACAATCGCCCCGCACTTGTGACAGGTTTTTTCAATGCCAGCAACTGACTCTGGTAAAAATGGTGGGTACGCTATCATATCGTAATCCTATTTCAGGAGGATGATTCACTTACGTTTTTTAACTTATCGATCATTAAAATATATGCTAAATGTAGTATAAATTTGAATACACACAATCAAATTCCGTACAAAGTAAATACTGGCAAATCAAGTTTATTATTCTTCGCTACCTCTTCAATTCTTACTACAATAGAAGTTAGCTTACTAAGATCATCTACCATTCTGTAATCACTGTTAAGTTTATAATAATCAGTCTCAGTTATATAAGGCCTTATAATTTGCAAATTTCTTTCAATCTGAAATTGAGCTGAAATTCCAGACGTAAACTGAATAAGGATATGCATAAACATAAATGAAAATATTAACATTGGAGATGACAATGCAATTTTAGTTCGAACAGGATGAAACCTCATCTGATCAAAAAGCCAAAAAATACGTTTGAGATTTTTCTCGCTAATATTTCTTACGCGAGACTTATCAGCCTCATCAGCCTCATTAGCCTCATTAGCAGGTAAACTCTTATACGGCCTATATCGTCCATCTATAACAACACCATCTCTCTTGAAATATCGAGATAAAATAAAATAGTGTATAACTGGCGAAAAGGTAAATACTACAAGAGATAAAATAGCAGGAAAATAAATTAATGATTGATGACCAACACCAACATTTTCATAAAGAAGATCAAAATATCCAGAATAAATAGAAGCTGCAGTCGATGCGAACTCCCCACCCAGATAATACATAAAATCTTTTACTAAGACATCCCAGAGTGCAGCGACCAATATTCCAAGAAAAAGTGTCATTGCAATTGATCGTACAGTATAAAATCCACCATCCTTATTACTCATAAAACTTACTCCATTCTATCAGATACTAACCATTCGGTAGCCAAAGCGTCCCATATTTTAATATTTAATGTAAGCAGCCTATCTACTAGTAATTCTATGCTTAGATAAAACGACAAGCTGATACTATAAAACCAGAAAGAGAGAGGCGACTGATTAAGCACTGCAATGCAAAATCAGCCCCAACCACAGCGAACAGACCGCCATAGCCAGCAAGGCCTCCCACCCCGAGCTCAGGGTTTGTGGAGCCTAGCAGATAATTATCTGAGGTTCATCATGCAGTCTGTCCGTTGCTCTCGATGCAGTCGCCTGCTCGCGCGCGCTGAATTCGTCACATTAGAAATCAAGTGCCCGCGCTGTAAGCATATCGAGAGAGCCAAGAGCTCCATTCAAGGAGCCAATAATGTCACAAAACCAGTCCAAGCCACGCCCGATCGTTCCGTGGATAGGCGGCAAACGCCGTCTTGCAAAACACCTGTTTCCACTATTCCCTGAGCACAAATGCTACGTCGAGCCGTTCTGTGGAGCGGCGGCGATCTTCTTTATGAAAGAGCCAAGCAAGGCAGAAGTCATCAACGATATAAACGGTGATCTAGTTAACTTATACCGTGTCGTAAAGCATCACCTCGAAGAACTGTATAAACAGTTTAAATGGCTGCTCGTCAGTCGTGAAAACTTCCATCTCTTACAGCAAACCCCACCTGAAGTGCTGACCGACATCCAACGTGCAGCACGATTTCTGTATCTGCAAAAGCTCGCCTTTGGCGGCAAAGTCGATCGTCAGACTTTTGGTACCGCCACCCTAGCCCGCCCACGCTTCAACCTGCTAACGATCGAAAACGACTTAGCTGAAGCACACATGCGTCTCAGCCAAACAACGATAGAGCACCTGCCATGGCTCGAATGCTCGCAACGGTACGATCGAGAGCACACGCTCTTCTATCTCGACCCGCCCTACTGGGACACCGTCGGTTATGGCGTCGAATTCCCATGGGAAGAATATGTCGCGATCCGCGAGTTCATGCGTAAGGCAAAAGGCAAAGTCGTGCTCAGCATCAACGACCACCCAGACATCATGGAACTGATGTCCGAATTCCGCCGCGTCGATGTCGACCACACATACACCGTTGGCGGCAACAACAAACAGAAAAAAGTCACTGAATTGATCTACTGCAACTGGTAGAAGCGAGACACTGGAGCGTCGGCATAATGTAAAACCACCTTTTACAACAGCAACGACTTAACGCAAGCCATCGCGCGCGCGAAACTGACTCAGCGGGCCTACAAGGAAGTGGCCTCAACGAATTAAAGAGGTGATTCATGTTCGACAAATTTAAACGCGCTACAAAATCAATCGACAGCGTCGCTGAAAATGCATTCGCAGTGACACCCTCTGATGCAAACGACCTGCCGTCTGCCACACGATCTGTTTACGTTGGCACCGGCGGCAACCTAACGTGCACCCTCGTAGGCGATGACACCGCCGTTACGTTCCATAATGTTGTTGGCGGCACAATATTGCCGATTCGTTTGAAAAAGGTATTTGCCAACGGCACAACTGCCGCTGATATCGTGGGGCTTTCGTAATGCGTGGCATGCTGGGTTTATCAATGACACCGCTGGTTAGTGCGGTGAGGCTGGCGGGTACCGCTAGCACGAAATACATCGAACAATATTTCCGATTTAATAACGGCGTTGGTGATTCTGGCGACTTGGCATTCCCAATTGTGATACCAGCAGGAACAGACTTTAAGATTCAAACTTGGGTCAATGTTGATAATTTTGATACGTTTTATCAGATTTTTTCAGGTGATAGAACGACGCTTAATACGCAGTCATCTACTGGATTACTTACTTTATTTCTTCCTATTCTCAGTGGCGGCAGTGTTTCTCGATCCACGACAGGAGTTATTGATCTTAATAAATTAAACAACGTGGTGGTTCGTGTCACCGCTGGCGATTTATTTATATCTATAAACGGCGTGGAAGAGGAGATGGTGGCACCGCCCGCGCTTGATGATTTCATTATTTCTCGTTTTTGTGGGCGTACAAATATCGGATCGTCTTCACAGTACGTCGGTATAATGCCGCCGACTATGGTTTGGATAAATGACGTACTAACAGACTGGTACAAATTCGACGACCCTAACTCTGTCTATCAGCGCAATCATGCGGTGCCGCAGGGTGTTGAGCTATATAGCGATAGCTTTGCGTTGCCCGAGTTTTATTCGCGCGACGGAAACATAATTACTAAAACTGACACCACATCAGAAACTATATTCATAGCCAACGTAGAAGCTGGAAAGCAATATAGGTTGTCATTTCGGAAAAATTCGCACTCGACGGGCTCGCCAAATTTACGCGATCAATTTAATAACCAGTATGTTTTTCCTTTAATGAGTCCACTGGAATCGTCTGGAAAGAATTATGAATTTGTATTCAATCCTACCACGGATGGGAAGGTGGGTATAAATGGAGCTGCGTCATTATGGTCTATCTCTGAGCTATCAATTAAAGAATTCAACGGCTGTGAAATAGTTGGCGGCATGCCAGAAGATTGGGTTAAGTATGAACGCCAGCCTGGTTGGGAATATTGGTTAGAGGATTCACTGGCTACAGTGTCAACTTCGACAAACTTAGATATAACAAGAAATTGCTTAAAATCTGGAGATTCGTATACAAGAAATAGCACCGAGCAATCGTGCTATGTAGGTAAAACCTTGATCACGTTTGAAGACGAAGGAAAAGATCGCCTAATCAGATCTCAAATAATAATAAGTAATTTATCGAATTCAGCACTCTATATACCTATTAGGTTACAAGGCCAATACCCCGCTAGAATGGATGTAAGTTTTACAAGAGAAGGTGAAATTCATATACCCGTATCTTTTTCGGGTGATACTGACATCGCGATTCATGAGTTATCAGCTGAAGTAGAAGGTAATAATTTAGTTATCAACGTTTCAATTGAGACTTCACAGAGATTAAGTTTTTATATATCACCAAGAAATGAAGCCACTGGAGATTTAGATAACTTAGATACGGATACCACGGTTAAATTTGATTTCAATTCTATCTCAACCAGTATCAAGCGAAAACTGGAGATCGCACAATGACCCTATCAACGCGCACTCCAAACAAAACCGTCAGCATTAACCCTGCAGGTGTAGCCACCCACCGTCGTGAATCAACCGGTGCGATCACGTTACTTACACCGGCTTTATCGATAACCATCCCTAAGGCTAGCACTCCGATAGCGTTAGAGCTTTTTCGTGGGTTCGATCTGCTTAGTATTGATCCTGATACCGGCGATCAAACTGCAATCGAGCCGATCGGTTATTTGTCGAACTCTGAATTTCGATTATTAAACAGCATGATCGAAGACGGAACGCTGGAAGGTAAATCATGGGAGGACATCGATGCGATGATCATCTCAATCCGAAAAGAATCTGAACCACCCACCGAGGAAAACCCCGATGTTTAAAATCATCTCAGGCGTCTGTTTGGCGTTATTAATTATCATCGCAGTTATATTGCTGCCGATCCTATTCCCGCTTATGGGTACCGCGCTTTTACTTGCAGCGGCGTTTCCTCAGTCTCGCAAGTGGGCGTTCAAAAAAGCGTACCACCTCTGGATCGCATTTGATAAATTCGCGAACGCGATGCGGTTTCACGATCATCGAGAAACCATATCTAGCTGTTTGGGGAAGGCTATTTATCACGGACATCCGCCAGTATTTAATTGGCTAATCATTGATAAATGCATTGGCTGGATGCTGGATAAGGTCGACAAAAATCATTGTAAAAACTCGATCGACTGGAACGTGGGTCGAAACCGACACTGGCACATGAGGCCGTATAACTTCCTGTAACCCCCTTGCATACATAACAACCCCCTACCCTATAAAACATGGCCATCGCATTATGATGGTCATGAAAACATCCGAACTGCACCGCCTGATCAACAACCTCTGCCGAATCGGTACCATTGCCGAATTAGATCATGGCGAGCGCAAAGTGCGCGTTAAAACCGGCGACAACATAACAGCTTGGCTGTCATGGCCCGCCGACGTGGGGAAGAATTATGTTCGCTGGCGTCCACTCGCACTCAATACCCAAATCGTGATGCTCTGCCCATCGGGTGATTTATCGCAAGGTCAAATCGTAGGCATGCTTTATAGCGGAGACTTTAGCGCAACTGAAACGTCTGAATCCGTTGATGTCATCGAGTACAACGACGGCACAACCATCGCGTACAACTCAGAAAACAGCACACTCACTATCGATGGCCCCGATGCCGTTGTCGTCAACTGCAAAAACGCATCGGTTACCGCATCAGAAAACGCCGTCATCGATGCAGGCGGCAATGTTGAAATCAATGCAGTTGGTGATGTTGCAGCGACAGGCGCGACGGTCACATTAAACGGTGGCGCAGCCGGTGGTTTAGTTTGTCAAACCCACGTTTGTGCATTCACCGGTGCACCGCATCCGCAAGGTTCAACGACATGCACAGGAGGTGCGTAATGCCTTCTCCTGGTCAACAATCTATCGCTACCAATATTGGCGACGTTCCCTACAGCGTTGAGGGCGGCTTTGAAACAGAAATCAAGCAAGCATCCATGGTCGTGCAAAAACTCGCGAGCGGGATGCATAACGGCTGGACTAGCGCATCCCCCTCAACCGTTACAACAATGGCAACAACTATCCCGGTCGCGTTTGCCGGTTTTGTGATTGACGGCTTGGAGTTCTTAACAGCAATCGGTACTGGTATCGATGCCGAAACCGCCCTCTGGGCAGCTTCGTGGAATTCAACTAGCGCAACCCATTTGTACGTTCCTTCATCCGCATCGATCATGGAAAAAATTCAAGCCGCAAGCCCAACAGTTTGGAGCGAAGGTGCTCAAGCGCTTGCTGCAGCCGCAACAAATGCGTTCCTAGCAAGCTTTGAACAGGAAGTTGGCTAATGGCAGGAATGAATAAAGAAACCGGCACAACACTTACAGAGCGCGAGCACATACTGCAATCATTGCGCACCCTTGTGTTAACCCCCGTCGGAAGTCGTATTAAGCGACGTGACTACGGCAGTGTCATCCCCGATTTAATCGACCAGCCACTCAATACCGCAACCATGCTGCGATTGTACTCTGCAACTGCGACCGCGATCGTGAAATGGGAGCCTCGCGTCACATTAAGCGGCCTGCAATTAAACATTGAAAATGAAAAACCAGTGCTTGATCTGCAAGTTGTTGTTGACGATGAAGAGATTAATGCCCGCATCGGGCTGGAGAGTTAACTATGGCGATCGACTTTTCAAAACTACCAAAGCCCGACCTAATAGAGTCAGTTGATTTTGAGGAAATACTACAGTCGAGAAAAGATCGTTTTATCGAACTGAGTCCAACGCATGCAAGTGTTATCGACAATGAAGCTGAGCCGATCAATATCATCCTGCAAGAACAAACCTATCGTGAGCTCATACTGCGAAAACGAATAAACGACAGCGCACTCGCATTAACTCTGGCATACGCTGAAAAAGGAGATCTCGATTATATTGGCAATAGCGATCGCTACAATTTGCCACGGCTAACTCTCACCGAGGAAGACACAACAACTAATCCACCTACGCCAGCCATCATGGAAACCGATGACGCGTACCGCGAGCGTTTGTATCTCTCAAAAGACGCATTAAGTACAGCAGGACCAAAAGCAATGTACGAAGCCATCGCTCGGTCTGCAGATATCGATGTTGCAGATGCTGAGGCGATTTCGCCTTCAGACGGCCGTGTCGAGATATACATCACCAGCCACAGCAATAATGGCCAAGCCAGCATCGACTTAACAAATGTCGTTGTGTTCGCATGTCGAGCGGATGATCTGCGTCCTATGACAGATTACGTTTCATGTATGGCAAGTACGGTCAGCTTGGTAGATGTAGTCGCTGAATTAACTCTCACCGATGAAATTGATACAGCAGGTGAAGCCGAAGTATTAGCAAATGCACAAGCAGCCATTGATGCATTAAAAAGCGAAAGAATTATTGGAGAGGTTTTAGCTGTATCGAGACTTTATGCTGCACTGCATGTCGCAGGTGTACGCCGGGTTAATTTAATCGCGCCATCTTATAACGTTGACCCGGGAGAAACCGGCGTTGTTGTTGTAAATAGCGCGTCACTCTCAATTTATAATGAATCGGCTCCGGTACCCTTCTAATGCCGACGTTATTGCCACCTTCGTCGTCAAGCTTAGAATATGCGATCGAAAAAATTGACGCAGAGCACATCGATGCATTAACACTCCCTCATCGCACCCTATGGTCCGCTGATGACTGCCCTGTCGATTTCTTGCCGTGGTTAGCGTGGGCGCTGTCTGTTGATGTATGGCGTGATACTTGGCCTGAATCTGTAAAGCGTGAAGCTATTCGTAATGCCTCGGACCTGCATCGTAAAAAAGGAACAGCAGGGGCAGTTAAGCAGGCAGTTAATGCACTAGGTGCAAACATAAAAGTTACTGAATGGTGGGAAATGGAGCCACTTGGCAACCCATTTACTTTTGAAGTTGTATTCACCCCCTCACAAACACTGCCCAACGATATCGACTTTCAAGAAGATATTATTGCCAGCATCGATGCCAGTAAAAATCTTCGTAGTTCGTATGATCTGATTGTTGAAATTCCGGCAACAAAAACACTTCGAATTGCAGGGCAACTTCGCACTGGCAACTTAGTTACTCTCGGTAACGCAATTCCAACAGGTAATGCAATCGACTTACCACTAACCATCCCTGTTTTAAATCCAAACGCTGAGGTTAATTCAGATAACTGGACAACTATCACAGGCAGTATTCAGCGCATCGATGCACCGTATGAATATTTCGCACCTGGTGTATTTACAGCGAATGAAAATTCGTACTGCAGCGCATACCAAGATTGGACAATCCCACTGCGCGCTCGTCGCGAAGTTCAGGCAGGTACAGCACAAATTGAGTATAGCTACTGGACATCAGACACAAGCAACGCGCAAGTGTGCCTAGAAGCATTTGATGGCGCTGGTAATTCGTTAGGAGTGTATATCCCGGATGCACATGACGTCGGCATCACGCAGGTCGTTGCGACAGTGGTATTACCATCACAAACAAACGTAGTGCGGCTGCTTCAGCAATTTAATGCGGAAGAAGCAACAGAACTATTCAACGACTTAATTACCGCCACGCTATCTACAGTGCCAGAGGTATAACATGGAACTCATCTTTACGACCGTAGGTCTTGACGAAATCGCAACGCTGATCGCAGCGGGTGATCCAGTACAAATAACAGAAATAGCACTAGGTACTGGTGTTTGGATAGCGGATGAAAATGCAACTGCATTAATGACAGAGCTTAAACGTTTAACGCTCACTGGCGACAAAACTGCAGATGCCACAATTCATATCACAGCTACCGATGCCAGCACAGATGAATACACCATTTACGAAGCTGGCATTTATCTATCCAGTGGTACCCTCCTCGCAATTGCAGCCGATGGCGATCCCATTACGGGGAAAGCAATTCGTACTACCGGATTCATTTCTGCAGACTTACCCCTTCTAGCATTTGCAGATGCAAACGTTGTGATTGGTGGTACCGGATTCATGCTGCCGCAATCAACAGAAAGTGTTGCGGGTATTTCAAAGCAAGCAACAGTAGAAGAAGCGCAAGAGGGAACCATCGACAATAAAACGGTTACCCCAGCAGGCGTTAAAGCTGCGTTTGATAACCGCACAGCAACAACAGAAACAACAGGACTAGTTGAACTAGCTACACCCGATGAAGCACTGGATGAAAGCGAAGCTCAAAAAGTCATCACACCAGCCGCTCTATCTCACGTACTTTCACAACCAACGTGGCACTGGACGGGGGCGCGTGAGATAGGAACACCGTTCCAGATCAAGAATGAAAGCAATGTTGCGGTAGGTTTTATTTTACAAATGTCTGTAATGAGTGAAACTGCGTTCGTAACCGTAGGCGGTTCAATACAGCGCTTCGAATTCAATGGGACTGCGTGGGTAAAAGTCGGTACTGGTTTCAGCTATCCTAGTAATGATAATCCTGTAATCACAGCTCTATCCGATACTGATATTGCAGTCATCAGATCCGATGCTGATGTATTGAATACGTTACGCTGGAACGGTACTGCGTGGATAGAAGTCGGCAATGCACTGCCAATATCTGCCGTATTAAGTCATAAAAGCATAGTTGCTCTCTCTACGAATACCGTTGCAATCGTAAATGATAACCGAAACGATCTAGGTTTTTACGAATTTGATGGAACCGACTGGGCACAAGTTGGAAATAGACTTCCGCTGTCATTTTCTGGACAGAATGTATATCGGTCACGAATTACCGCACTGACAAGCAATAGAATAGCATTTGCATCGTCAAATGATGTTTTGGTTGCCTATGAATTCGATGGAACAGACTGGGCGCAAGTCGGTAACGTAAAAAACATACCTGATAATTATTGGTGCGGTGTTGCCGCACTCAATAGCACCGACGTGGTGGTGGTAAATAACGCCTCTGATGATCTTCGAGTTTATAGATTTAACGGAACAGATTGGATTCAGAAAGGACGCCCCACCACTATCAATGTTGGTGATGTATCACAATCAATAGCATTATTAGCGATCAGCGGTAATGAAGTGCTCGTTTTTTTGAGCGAGGATGACATGGTCCATCACTACGTTATTGATTACGCACCGAGTCGTCCTCCGTCACCGGCGCTTGGTACCATGTAAGCTCGGCAATTACACAACACATCACCTGCTCGCATCACGTTCATGTGTCACTCTAGCTCCTGAAAAACCACTTATTTTCAGGAGCTAAGCTCATGCCCGATTACCACCACGGCGTCCGCGTCATTGAGATCAGCAACGGCACTCGGCCGATCCGTACGGTATCCACTGCCGTGGTCGGTTTTGTTGCCACTGCTGACGATGCAAGTACCGATTTTTTCCCGCTCAATAAAGCGGTGCTAGTTACAAATATGCAAGCCGCAATCGCTGCGGCAGGCACAACGGGAACACTACTCAAAACACTGAAAGCCATCGCTGATCAAACCAATCCTGTTTGCGTTGTAGTGCGTGTCGAAGAAGGCGCAGACGAAGCAGCAACCACGACCAACGTTATCGGTGGTACAACAAGTGGTAACTACACCGGATTACAGGCGCTGCTATCTGCAGAGACTGACTTGGGTGTTAAACCTCGCATTCTTGGCGCACCGGGATTAGATACCCTTGGCGTAGCAACAGAATTAGTAACGATCGCACAAAAACTCCGTGCATTTGGTTATGTTCAAGCGTGGGGAGCAGAAACGAAAGAAGATGCAGTGACCTACCGTGAGCAGTTCTCTGCCCGCGAACTGATGGTTATCTGGCCAGAGTTCGAAGGCTGGGACACAATTACCAGCGCAACAGTTACACTGTCGGCCACAGCTCGCGCGCTCGGCTTACGAGCCAAAATCGATCAAGAAACCGGCTGGCATAAAGTACTCAGTAATGTAGGTGTAAACGGCGTGACCGGAGTCAGTAGATCGGTATTCTTTGATCTTCAAAATCCAGCATCAGATGCGACGTATCTGAACAGCAATGAAGTCACCACACTGATTCAGAAAAACGGCTTTAAATTTTGGGGATCTCGTAGCTGCTCTGATGATCCGCTGTTCGCGTTTGAAAACTACACACGCACGGCTCAGGTAATTGCAGACACGATAGCCGAGGCCCATATGTGGGCAATGGATAAGCCCATGACGCCCGGTCTCGTCACTGACATGATTGAAGGCATTAATGCCAAGCTGCGCGAAATGACCTCTCTCGGATATATCCTCGGTGGCCAGTGCTGGTACGACGAAGGCGTAAATACCGCAGATACATTAAAAGACGGCAAGCTGTGGATCGATTACGACTACACCCCTATTCCACCGCTGGAAGACCTCACGTTACGCCAGCGCATCACAGACCGCTACCTGCTCGACTTCGCGTCGCAAATCGCTGCTTAAGGAGCTAAACCATGGCGTTACCAAAAAAATTAAAGTTTTTTCAGCTCGCAGCAGACGGTGTCGGTTATCTGCATGAAGTGCCAGAGCTAACACTGCCACCGCTGGCACGCAACATGGTGGATTACCAATCTGGTGGCATGGACTCCCCCATCAAATCCGACATGGGCGGCCAACCACTAACAATGGACTGGACGCTGGGAGGCATGGTCCCCGAAATCTTTGGGCAGTTTGGCGCTCAAAAACACGACGCAGTCGCGTTGCGCTTTTCTGGTGCGTATCAATCAGATGACAGCGAAGCCGTGCAAGCCGTGCAAGTTATCGCGCGTGGTCGCCACAGTGAAATGGCTCCGGGTACCGCCAAAAAAGGAGAAGACACAGCCATTAAAGTCACCTCCGAACTGTCGTACTACCGGCTCACGATCGACGGCAAAGATATCGTCGAGATCGATGTAATGAACTTAGTTTACAAAGTGAATGGCGTGGACCTATACGCCGATCATCGCAACGCGCTGGGGTTATAAATTATGGCAACAGTAAAACTGACACGGGCAATTAAGCGCGGCGAAACAGAGATCAACTCAATTGAGTTGATCGAGCCGAACGCGGGCAGCCTGCGCGGTACGCGACTGACTGATTTGTTGAATGGCGATGTGGATGCCGTTGTGACTGTATTGCCTCGAATCTCAACGCCTGCCATTCAAAAGCATGAAATCAGCCAATTGTCCGCTCGTGATCTCGGTACTGTTACTGGGGAGATAATGGCTTTTTTTATGGACGATCCGGATCCAGAGACGGATCTAAAAACGGAATTATCGACCGATCAGGAGTAGACCTGCCGGACTCAGTGGAAGATGCGATCGCAGATATCGCGACTATTTTCCACTGGCCACTCTCTGACTTGATTGTCTTGCCTTTAGAAGAACTAGCCACGTGGTGGCATCACGCACGAAAACGCTCAGGAGACTCCGACGATGAGTGATTTAAAACTCAGCTTGATAATGTCTGCTCGTGAGCGTATGACCGGGCCATTATCTGCAGTAATGAAAGGCAGTAAGCGTGTAGGTCGCCAGTTAGGTGAACAGCGAAAAGAACTCAGCAAACTGCAAAAACAACAAGACAACATCTCATCGTTCAAAACGCTCGAAAGTGCAACTGAAAACCTCGGCAATGAAGTTAACCAGGCACAAGCAAAGGTTGATCGATACCGGCGTGTGCTCGACCGCACTGGCGGAACAAATAAAGCAATGACCAAAGGACTGGCAAAAGCAGAGCGCGAGTTAAATAAGGCTAATAAGAAATACAGCGAAGGAGCTGAAAAATTATCTGCGTTTCGTGATCGACTAAAAGAATCTGGTCTAAACACTGCGGATCTGACCAGCGAACAGAAGCGCCTTACTGAATCAATTGAGAGTCAGACAAAAAGTGTTGAAAAACTTCGCAGTAAGTATCACGGATTAAAGAACGCTCAGGAACGTATTAACAAAATCAGCGCTGCAGGCGGAAAAGTACTGCGTACCGCAGCAAAAACAGGCGCAGTAGGCTTGGCAGCTCTAGGGGCAGGTGGATATCTATTTAAATCTCACTTTCTTGACGTTGCCGCGAGTTTTGAAACACTGGAGTCAACATTAAAAACAATTGAAGGATCATCCAGTAAGGCAAGGTCTAGCATGAGCTGGATCACCGACTTTGCAGCAAAAACGCCATATGACCTCGAACAAGTAACAGAGTCTTTCGTAAAGCTTAGGGCCTATGGGATGGATCCTACAAACGGCCTACTTCAAACCCTTGGCGATACATCTTCGGCTATGGGAAAAGATGTAATGCAGGCGGTTGAGGCTATTGCAGACGCTATCACCGGTGAGAACGAGCGCCTTAAAGAGTTCGGTGTCCGAGCTAGAAAAAGTGGCGGTCAGATAACATACGAATACACAGACAATGCAGGAAAGCAGCAGACTGCGTCAGTTAAAGACGACGACAGAAAAGCCATCGAGCAAACATTAAAGACCATCTGGAATGAGAAGTTTGCTGGCGCGATGCGCGAGCGATCTCGCACCTGGGTAGGTATGACTTCAAATATGTCTGACCATTGGAATAAATTTGCACTACTAGTTATGAATAATGGTTTATTCGACTGGATGAAAGAAAAGCTTTCCGGCCTGCTCGATAAAATAGATCAAATGGCATCAGATGGCTCACTGGAGATAGTTGCAAAGCAGTGGGGAGCAAACATTCAAGAATTTGCATCAGATGTTTGGGATGCAGGAACGACAATAGTAACAACAACCAAAGATATTATTGAGACCTTTGGTGGCGTTAAAAATGTAATTTTAGGGGTGGCTGCCTTATCACTTGCTCCACTAATCGCTAGCGTTTTTTCATTAGCTGCAGCATTGGGACCTGTGGGTCTCGTTGTAACAGGCGTAGTAGCTGCGTTTACTGGTCTAAGATGGGTCTTCAATAACTGGGACAAAGTAAAGGAGACATTGGGATTCAACTTTGATGGCAGTGATGACTTTACAGGATCTGCAAATACACGCCGCGCTCAACGAAACAAGATAAAAAACAACACTGCGCCAGTGAATGGCTTCACCCCTATTGCAGGTTCTAGCGGCAGTACCGTGGTGCAACAAATGACGATTCAAACGCAACCCGGAATGGATGAAGCCGCAGTCGCGAGAGAGGTTACGAAAGCACTGGAAGAGCAAAACCGTCGCAGTCGTCGTTCACGCCGGTCTCGAATGAAGGACACAGACTAATGCTAGCAGCACTCGGACTGTTTATTTTTGATCTGCGCACTGCGCCAATTACCGATCGCAATCGTTCAACTGATTGGCGACACGCGCGACCTGAAGTCGTGGGAAATCGGGCACCTAGCACTTATGTCGGACCCGGAGGCGATGTAATTACACTTTCTGGCGTTATTGCGCACGACATAGCCGGTACTGAGCTGTCCCTCGACGTATTACGAAAAATGGGTGACCGGGGCGAGCCGTACATACTGATCTACGGTACAGGGCAAGTCGTCGGCATGTTCGAAATCGACTCAATTACAGAAACTGCCTCGGCATTTTTCCCGAATGGCAAACCCCGGCGCATTGAGTTCACTATTAGCTTAACTCGAGTAACAAACGCAAAAGCTGACATGCTTTCTTTAGTCACATCACCGCTAAGTTTATTATCATGATTAAATTAATTGTCGACGGAAACGACATCACATCGTTAATCATCAACCGCTTGATAAATTTAACACTGACAGACGAACGCGACGGTAATGTTGATCAACTGGATATAGAGATCAGCAACCACGATCTTTTAATCACTATGCCACCGCCAAAAGCTCAGCTCCAATTATGGCTGGCTGATAATCAAGGCGACCTGGTTGAAATGGGTACATACCACGTCGACACATCAGAGTTTGCAATTCGAGATCGAATTATAACAATCACTGCTCGATCTGCAGATGTAACGGACAGCTTGCGAGTAAGGCGAGAAGTCAGTTATGAAGACACAACTCTTGGCGATATTCTGCAACAAATTGCGTCTCGAAATGCGTTGGAGTCCGTCGTTAGCGCGGCACTTAGCGCGATCGGTATCGATCACTTTGATCAAACGGGTGAAAGTGATTTATCAGTAATTCAGAGACTTGGGGATATGTATGATGCAATCGCAACAGTAAAATCGGGGCGGGTGATATTTAAAGAAGCCGGAACTGGCACAACAGCAAGTGGAAAAGAATTAAAGCCCGTAATTATCGAACTCACTGAAGTTGAAGACGCACGGTTAAAACTTGAAAGCTCCAGTTACACAGGGGTAACCGGATTTTGGAACGATAAATTCGGAGCAACGCGCAATGAAGTGAGCGTTGGTACCGACATAAATCCGCTTAACCTTGGCGGTACATTTCGTAGCGAAAAACAATGCCAGAGCGCTGTTGAATCACGTTGGAAACAACTGCAACGCGCGCAATCAGTATTCAGCGTAACAATACCGACTATAGATCCTTATGCCCTGCCCGATTCACCCATAGAATTTTCTAACGATTGGCCCAGCGAATTTAAAGAACAACGATTAATCATCAGCCGAATTAAACGACGTATTGGAAATGGCTACAGCACAGATATTGAAGCAGAGTTAGCAACCGGCAGTGCGTAATGCATCATGATCAAACGTTAATTCATAAGATCTCGCGACACGAATAAAACGCAACGTATACTGGCATCTGTTTTCTGGGGGCAGCCACTCGTCAGGCCCCTTAGCACCTTTTGATCGGTTTAACGATGCTTCCACAACGATTAAATTACGCGGATCATTTGCAAAGGATATCCGACGTTTTTTATCCCACTTATCAGCCCCCCGATCCCATGCCCAAGCCAGCGGAACAACATGATCAATATCGAGCTTGCTAGCGTCAGAATTAACAGCACTGGTGAACATTGATATCCATCTGCCGTGCACAACCCTACAGCCGTTCTCACTGAGTGTTGTAGGAACAGTTGATTGCTCTATAAGCAATTCGTGCCGGGTGTTTTGGCAATCACGATCTTCATCCAGCCAGCGTCCAAACTCCGATCGTTCATAAGTCCCAGCAAATACAGGAAGGCTAATTAATAGTAATAAAATTCTAATCACATCAATCTCACAAAATTAAAAAGTGCTGTTCGTTTTCGCTCATCCAGCCGATAAATTAAACGATTTACTTCATGCCGCAGCTTGTCTACTCCTTGAATAGCTGCCCACTGCTCCATGCCGTAGTTGATCGTTTGCAGATCAGGCAGTGACGAACGGTCACGTACAATTTTGCCGTCCATATCACCATTCACCAGCCAATAACCGGTTATACCAAGAGGAATCAGCATTAGCTTGATTTCTTTTATATGAGGCCAGCGACGCCCTCTTTTATGCTCTTGATGAGTACCGATCCGCTCCCAAGCGTAATACGTGCTCATCGAGATACTTGGGTACCCATCACTCACCATATATCCGTTCAAAAAATTCACCATCCATTTCGCGGATAACTTCTTAGCTTTCCTTGCTGATTTTAGTCGCGGGCCTAACCCTGCGATTGATGTCAGCATCTCATACTCCCACTATTTCACCTCTAGTAGGTAAAATGTCGCATTTTGCCGGTCGCAGGTAAATCGCACTTTTGTTAACCAAGACAACTACATACGGTTACGTTTAGTATTTACGGGTGGACAAAAAAAGACAAAAGGACTCACCACATGGAATCTATAGTAATCAATTTTCAGGAAGTGCGAGCAGATAAACTGCTCCAAGAATACGTACGGATACGACATGAAATGGCGGGCGAGGAACGAATTGGCGCTCTGATTGAATGGGCCGCCAACGTCGATAAAATCTACGTTGCAGCCAATGAGCAGGCTCCCTAATTCAGTGCCATTAGAACCGCAACAGCAGCGCTGGCATCAGGGATTTTACCAACCGCTTGCGCGGTCTTTAGCAGCGAGCATACTGCACCCACTCGCTGCTCACTCGATAAAAACTGACCATCAGGTAACTGCACCTCGGCATCAGCAACCATTTGAAATGCGGCACGAACATGGTCGATCGTGATCGCGTGAGCATTACGTTGACCGGTCAGAACATAATTCGCATCCACACCACATGTCAGCACTATTTTACCCAGCAGCTCTGCAGATAAACGCTGACGTCCATTCAACACCTCGCGCATTCGATTTCCATTCTTTTCGTCAGCTCGACGGGCCGCTTCCGCTGCGGAAATATCACGTGCTTTCAGCTCTTCACCGAGCCTTGTGTGTAAATATTCCACACTATCGTTTGACATTGCGTAACCACCGTGTAAAGTAAGTATAAGTTAGTAATAGTTACACACTATTACTATTTTTAAGTAATTAACACGGAGTATTACACATGGCACGCAAAGCCACCACAGACCGCCCTAATCGAGTACGCGTACAAGTTTGCCTTCCTCAAGATCTTTACGAACGCTTTAAAGATCACGCTGGGAACCGGCTGCTGTCCGAATCAACAGCCGGTTCACAGCTGATTCAGCAGGCGCTCGATGCCGCCACCACAACAGCATGTGTAAACAATACACAGCGCTCAGCGTAACCACACGTCCTACACATAAAAACATAAGACAGGAGTAAGGACATGGCGAAACGCAGAGAGCACCACGGCGGGTTAATAAGCCCAAATGAAGCCCTTTACTTTGCAGTGCATGACTACCCGCACGGCGGTCTGCCAGCACTGGCTGTGCGATTGAATATGAGTGCCGACGTACTGCGCAAAAAAGTGGATCCAGACTACGAAACGCACAAACCTCAGTATGCAGAAGTAATGCACATTCTGAGAATCACAAAAGACGAACGATTGATAGACAGCATCTGCAGGAGCGTTGGTGCTGTATGGATTTTTGAATCCGATACGCCACAGCACCCCGGCGAACTGGACCTATTAAAAACCTCTTCCACCCTCATGGCCAGAGCCGTGGCAGTGATAACTGAATTAGAAAGTGCTCTAGAGGATGGTGAGATAGATCCTGATGAGCGCGCACGAATTGACCAAGCATTATTCAATTTAGCAAAGCAAATGAAATCAGTGGATGCCACTGCTGCGCAATTTCATACGGAGGACTGCTGATGTCTTCTGTTTACAAGAAAGTCTGTCCAGATTGCTATGTGCCGCTGCGTGTTCGAAACAGCGTCGGTATGAATGAGCTACTGCGAGAGGTTTACCTCGAATGCACTAATGTGTCGTGTGGTGCGACATTTTGTGGAAATCTTGAGATTACACATCGCCTGTCACCGCCCGCTATCGCAAACCCAGCGATTAAATTGCCGGATGCTCCAAGTTCTGTTCGTCGTCGTGCTAAAGCCTCATCAGTTTTCGATGATAGACAAATTGATATTGATGAACTGTTAGATCAGGAAGACACAGAATGACCGACTACACGATGAACCCATCGCTGCAGGCGGACGTTCTGCGCGAGATTGAATTTAACTACGGCGGAAAAGTAAAAGGCGCATACATCAATCAAATTGAGTGCCCAACTTGCGGTAAAAAAGAAGCATTCACTAGCTCTGAAAACCCATGGGTAATTAAATGCGGACGCGCAAACAACTGTGGCGAAGCTCACCACATTAAAGAGCTATTCCCACAGCTATTTGAAAGCTGGACCGATCGTTATCAGCCTGCGACTGAGGCAGAACGCATAGCAAACCCAACAGCAGTTGCTGACGGATATCTAAAAGATGGTCGAGGATTTGATCTATCAACAATTAAAGGCTGGTACTCGCAGGAATGGTTTCAAAGCCCAGAAATTAACGAAGGCAGTACAACGGTGCGATTCCCGATGCCGAATGGATTCTGGGAGCGAGTGCTTGATAAACCAGAGCGTTTCGGAAAATTAAAAGCCCGTGCCGTTGGTGATTACAAAGGGCTTGTATGGCTGGCTCCGATATTCACCGATGTCGATTTAGCAAATGCAGAGCGAGTCGTCATCACAGAAGGGATTTTCGATGCAATCGCATGGATATCCGCTGGCCACATAGCGGCATCAAATATCAGCAGTAGTAACTACCCATCGGCATTGTTATCTCGAATCAAAAAAGCCTGCGCAGACGCAAACACAAAACTGCCGAAAATATGCTGGGCACAAGATGGAGATAAAGCAGGCCAAAAAGCAATCCGAAAGTTTGCGGCAATGGCCAAACGTGATGGCTGGAATGTTTGTGCAGCGCAGCCGCCTGCTGGCCGCAGAAATCACGACTGGAACGATCTGCATCAGCTGGGGCTGATGAAGAAAGATCACATTGATGACTACTTCCATTTTGGTGAGCTACTGCTCGCAAAATCCGCAGCAGAAAAAGCGTTATTAATGTATGAGCGGAAAGAACGTCGCGAATTTTGGTTCACGTTCTACAGCTCGCTTTATTGGTTCAAGCTAGATCTAGAAGCGTATGACAAAGAAGTTCGTCAAATGGAAGATAAGCTTGGCGACTTAAGTGAAGACGATCGCGGCGAAGCATTGCGCAATGCAGGAGGCGTTAGAAAAATTTCAACAGCGATCCCACGCCCACTTTATTTCCAAGAAAATCGAGTCACGCAAGAGCAGTGGTATTACTTCGGCGTAGAAACCGACGAGGGCCACACAAAGCTTGCATTTACACCAAAGCAGCTTACATCCCCCGGTGAATTTAAAAACCGCTTACTGGCAGTTAAAAATGCGTGGTGGGTTGGTGAAGCCAAGCAGTTAGAACGCTTATTAATGGACATGACTCACAACCTCAAAACTGTTGAGACGATTGATTACATCGGCTACAGCAAGGAGCACAAAACCTACGTCTGGAACGACGCTGCTGTCCGTGAAGGCCGCATCCAGAAAATAAACAACGAAGACTATTTTCAATTCGGAAGACTTCAGCTCAAAACCTTAGCGCAAAGCCCTGAGTTAGATATCAATACTAACAGTGCCTTACATGACGCAACATGGCCGCGTCACTTAGCAGGTGCCTTTGGCAGCGTTGGCATAATCAGCTGCGCATATTTCTTTGGAAGTTTATTTGCGGAGCAGATCCGACAAACACAGAAATCCTACCCATTTTTCGAATTGGTCGGTGAAGCCGGAGCCGGTAAAACAACGCTGATTGAATTTTTGTGGAAACTGCTTGGGCGTGATGAACACGAAGGTTTCGATCCGCAAAAATCAACAGTCGCTGCCCGCGCACGTTTGTTTAGCCAAGTATCAAATCTGCCGGTTGTATTGATCGAATCAGACCGTGAAGCGAGCGACAGTGCTAAAGCAAAACAGTTTGACTGGGATGATTTAAAGACGGCATTCAACGGCCGATCAATGCGCAGCCGAGGCGTTAAAAACTCAGGTAACGATACATACGAACCGCCCTTTCGCGGCACGATCGTTATATCTCAGAACGAGCAAGTGATGGCATCTGATGCAATTTTATCTCGTATCTGCCACATCACAGTAACGCGTGAATTTCAGAACCCCGACACAAAACAGCATGCCGAGTATTTAGAGCGCGTACCGGTTGAAGCAGTATCGAATTTCATCTTGCAAGCGACATCAGCAGAAAAAAACTTAATGCCAATGTTCTTTTCTCGCAGCACAGATTACGAGAACGAATTATTGAATAACGGAAAAATACGCATGATGCGTATCGCTAAAAATCAAGGACAGATGATGGCACTCGTCGATTGCCTCGGACCAGAAGGTTTAAATTTATTCACCCCCGACGAAATAAACAATGCGAAAAATCGAGTGCGAGAAATGGCAGTCGAGCGACAACAAGCGATCAATTCAGATCACCCGCTCGTTCAAGAGTTTTGGGAAGCCGTGGATTACATCGATGGCTACAAAGAAACCTACAAGCTAAACCACTTCGGCTTTGAAACCGACACCCCACAAGGCGACCCGACGCGCTGGGCGATAAACCTGAAAGAGTTCGAAACAAAGTGCGGAGATTTCAAACTCCGAGTACCAGACATGCGATTACTAAAAAACCTACTCAAGACCAGCAAAGGCCGAAAATTCATCGAAGCGAATAGCACAGTAAGAAGCAAGCTCGATGCAGATCGCGTACTCAAGTGCTGGATATTTGAAGCCCCAAAAATTAAGACCACAGGCAAATAAAAGGAGATGCACATGCAAAACCACCACAACCAGCTGAGTAGCAAGCAAAAAGGCTATGCCAGATACCTACTTAAATTAACCGCCGGTCGTCGTAATGACTTGCTGGCATCTATGAAGCCGGGCCTGCGAAGCAAGATGCGTGAGTTCTTACTCGAGGCTCAAGCAGAGCGGTTGTCAGAATGGAATGACGAAGTGCGCGGTATTTACCTGCGCAAACTGCACAGAGAAAACAGTGCCGAATTTGAAAAGCTACTCAGCAAATTACCGCACGAAACTGCAATCGATTACCGCCGCGCGATCGCGCTTCATTAATGGAGATATGACCATGGTTTTTGAATTCTTACGCACGTCATGGGTTGGAAGCTATCGATACAACGGACGCCTGTTAATAGCCGAAGGTAAAACAATAACAGAAGCCGCTCGCGAGCTTGGAGCAATGCTTAACGAAGCGATGGGGGTAACGATATGACCACGTGCACCGACTGCAGAATCACAGAAGAAAAAGCGGCTGAACAAGCCGAAATTAAGCAGCTGATGGATGAATTCATGAAGCGCGGCGGACATATCACAGTCGTGCCGAGCAATGAGATGAAAATTCAGGGCAAAAAATCAAAAAATCTACGAACCGCTGTTTACAGCGATAAAGCTATACAGCGACAGCTTTAATACAAATAGGACGCCACCACATGAAAATCACCGGAATAAAACGCTCGAATGGAGAGATCCTGCCTGTCGAGCCAAGCATTGATGTTGTAGAAAAGGGAAAAACGCTTTGCGAGACAGATACAGGGGCCGTAATGGCAGTTAAAGAAATTTACGGCGGCTGGATGTCACCAGCGCTTCAAGCAGAGTATGTGGTGACCGAATGATTCACGAATTAAAAACAGACCCAGACGTATTTGAACTGACGATCGCAGGATTAAAACCCTTCGAAATTCGCAAGCTAGATAGAGACTTTCAAGTGGGTGACATGCTGCGATTAAAAGAAACATGCTTCAGCGCTGAGCAAATGTCTGAAGGTATGCCACTAGCGTACACCGGACGCACACAAGACAGCGAAGTCGTCGCAATGGTGCACGGTAAAAAGTACGGCATTTTGCCTGATCACGTACTCCTACTAACTAAGCTATAAATATTATAAAGCCCGGAACTTCCGGGCTGAGGACGCACAATGAAAGAACCATTATTCAACATGCTGCAGCAGAAAGGTCTGCTCATGATTGTTATCGACGAGAGTCAAATCGATCACCTGACATTAGACCAGGTCAAAACTTGGATTAAAGGATCCAAGGCAGAGCAGCAGATAAAAGCGCTGGAAGAAAATCCGTTATCAGTAATAACAACCATCGGAAACCGAACCGACGAGCAAATACTCCTGCAAACCAATCAACTGGCAATGATGTTTCTGGCCGCTATGGGATTTGAGGTTGAGGATCGAAACACAATGGTATGCAACCTCGAAACGACCAGAGCAGCTAACGCTTGGAGCTTTGCTCGAAGCAGTCAACTGCTATTAACGCAGACCGATGTTAATGATTGCATGTATTTGCTAGATGAAATGTCAGACAGATTGGAGCTTTTAGAAAATGACAACTAAATCCAATATAGCTCGACATGGCGACAAAATTGAATCACAAGTTACAACCCCTCTTCCCGCAACCTTATCAGCAGTACTGTTAACCCCTGAAAGCGTAAGTATTGCGAATGAATTATTAGCAAATCCAGAATCTGGCTGGGTATTAGTGCCCCGAATACGTGTTAGTAATTCCTTCACGTGTGGAGTAAGAGGTTGCGGTGATGGTAAATGCATTCACCAACTTACAGACGAGCGCTGCCCTTGCTGCAATAGCAAAATGGTGCTGGTCACAACTAACGGCCATAGATTCTGCAGCAACCACGAATACTACTGCGACTACGAGGTATGGAATGATCAAGCTAGTGATTAACAACCCGAAACCGGTACCAACCGATCGCAATCGATTACTTGCTGCAATCATCCGGCGCGCAGTGATGACTGACGAAAATGCACATGCCAGCTTTTATGGCGACATCGAGATAAAAAAGAAAAAGGTGAAGCCATGAACTCACGATTAAAAGTCGCAGCACTGATCCCTGCGGTTGTAATCATTCTGATCGCGGTTGCACAGTTAACTGCATGTGGTACCGCACCAATCGAAGGCCAAAAAGCATCAACTAACACAGCGGCAGACGACTACTGCCGCCGCAACCCGGAGAGCGTACTATGCAGCACCTCGAAATAGCTCAGGTATTCAAACAAGTAAAAGGTTTATTTACATGGGTGGCGGATGCAGAAAAATTCGGAAAGCCAGATTACTGGCAGGATTATGCTGATGATGTGATTCATTGGAGAGAGTTCTCTGGAGACTGTGACGACTTTGCACTCACTGTTTTGACTGTCGGTATTCGTCGAGGTTTGTTCAAACCAGAACTGTGTCGAGTTGCAAGAGTACTCACCGAAGTCGGCGACAGATCCCACAACCTCGATCATGCGATCGCAATATACGACGGTATAGTGCTCGACAACCGCCAAGCCAAGCCGGTACCAATCGAACACATGACTCATTATCGTTTTTATGATTATTCAGAATTGCCACTGGGTGAGTGGAAGCGTTACGAGAACGCAACCTAAAGAAGTGCTTCACCCGTTTCAGTATCAATAACCAAAGACATTCGGTCAGCTTTAAAAGTGCGTAAAGAACGTCTGCGATGACAAACGGCCTTGATCGTAATTCCATCGACTGATCGAACCGTAATTTCACGCTGAGAGTCATTACCCGATGAATCTGTGTACTCAATTAGGTAACGGCCACCGATATTGAAACTTCGCGCAAGAACCCGAGCTTCAGGCAATGAGATAACAGATATATCGTCGCCAGAATAGCTCGAACTGGCATGGCTGGATGTTTTGAAATACTCAGATGAGCCATTTTCCGAAGGTGGCTTTTTGCCCCCAAAAATAAGATTAACTAGAAAGATAAAAACGATGAGGATAACAAATACGACAAGAGCTTCCATGCGATACCTAAAGAGTTGGTTAGTAATTATTACTACTTGATAGTAATTAAAACTTGTTATACCGTCCATAGCTGAGGACTCAAAACCTCTTGTAAGCGGTATTCCATCCAACCCCGACAGTGTTGGTTTTTTTGTGCCCGGTATTTATATCGGATGCATCCCTGCGTTATGCCGGGAGGGCGAGGAATACAATACCCTTCGGGGAAATAACTCCGCGGTGCTTACAGCCGTTTTGAGCCTCCCGGCGCCTTTAATCAGGCGCTGGTACTTCTCAAAGTAAATGTAAGGAGCGCCAAAATGGCCAATGCAGCATCATTTCACTGGGGCGAGATAGCCCTATCTCAAGTCGTCGATATAGACGGAACCCCACATGTAAGCCGCCAGTCAGTCGGGGAATGGCTTGAATACCAAGATGAGCCAGCAGACAGAATTAGAAGGCTGATAGGCAGGAACCCACACATCGAAGACTACTCAGTACCGGTCAATCTGACCGCAACTGACGGCAAAAATTACGACACTCGCGTGTATCACCCTATCGGTTTTTTACTGATTGTGATGGAGTCAGGCCAGCCCAAAGCGCAAGAAATGAAGGTCGCTGTTGCAGAGTTTGTTTGGGCATTTTGTGGCAGCAGAGATCTGCCTGTTAAAGAACGCAACTCGTATCTCAACGAGATTGAGCGCCTAACTGAATCCCTCGTGAATACCAAAAACGCCATGCTCTTCAAGCAACGCCATGCACAGCTCCAGTATTACTGCAGCATGGCTCGGTGGCCGATGCCAGACCTAACAATGAGAACGGCCGGCGTTGAGCAGCTTCCACTACTGGGAGATCACCATGGCTAAAGTTACCCAGCTATCAGAAAAAGTGGCCGACCTAAAACACTCGGACGATATGTTGAAAGAGTACGTTCGAATCCGCTATCAAATGTCCGGTACCGACCGAATTGTGGCCCTAAGCGAATGGGCAGCCAAAACAGATAATTTCATGAATTCGCGTGGCTTCGGGCCCGATTCATAAAAGGAGGTATCACATGGATAATTTGGTAGAGACGGTACTAATTGGTGGTAAGTTTGATGGTGATCTGATTGAGTTCGACCAGGAGGCAGAGTACATAACAGTACAAAATCTTGATTGGTCTGAAACGTACAATCGCCAAACGATTAAATGCGGAAAAACGGAGATGGTTGTGCTTGTAGCTGAAAATTGCAATCAGCCACTAGAAAGACTAGTGGCTGGCTATTTGAGCATTTCATGACAAATGCCCGGCGAAAGCCGGGCTTCTACAGCCCCATTGCCTTCTCAACTATAGACGTAAGCTCAGCTCGCATAACAACACCACTGAGGCTTGGAGCCTGCAAAAACTTTTCTATGCGATGAACATCGGTTTCAGTCGTTAAACCATGTTTATTCATAAGCGTTTGAATAAAATAAAGAACTTCATAACCTTCATCTTTGTCAATGCGAATGCGATCCTGCACTCCGGTATATTCTCCATCACCATTGTCACGCTTCCAAGTGTATGTGTAGTTACCAGAAAGATTTTTCTTACCAACTTTAACAGTCATTTTGCATCCTCGTATTCAATTGTTCCTATCACGCAACAACTCAATACGCTCAAGAATGAGTAACAGATAGTAACAGTATCGATTTCCTCTGCAAGTGCGTCCGAATACGCAGATCACAGGACGTTACAACATAAGCATCCGCAGCTAAACTTCACGGATCAACGTCCGGGGGGACAATATGGCAGATGGTTACGAGGTCCGAGGGAAATCGGTCCGGGTGTATTTCAGATACGAAGGTGAGTTGTGCCGAGAGAAAATCGGCGAAGCCACATCAGAGAATATAGAGCGAGCGCGGCGGCTGGCATCGATAATTAAACTCGAACAAGAATCCGGCACATTCGATTACAAGCGGCATTTTCCAGAGTCGGACAAGGTCCAAGAGAACAGCTTTGGCCATTACGCCAACCTGTATCTAGAGATCCGACCAACACAGGTTGCGCACTCGACCCTTGTCGCCGATCGCAGTAAGTTTCGAACAACAATCATGCCTCGATGGGCTGACGTTAAGATCCAAGACATTGACTACATATCACTGCAGCAGTGGATCTCGACGGATCTCGCTCATCTACATAACAAGATGATCAAATCGTCTCTATCACTAATGAGCCAAGTGTTCGACCTTTACAGCACTCGGCAGAAGCAGCACTTCAACCCTACAAAGGGTATCAAGATCCGTTTGCCGGACGCTGAAGACCCGGATCCGTTCACGCTCGATGAAATCCGCAAGCTAACGTCAACAGAAACAGAGAAGATTCAGCAACGTGAATTGATCGAATACATGATCTGGGACGGGTGCCGGCCATCCGAGGCGATCGCGTTGGCTTGGGAGGATGTGATCGATCTCGACCAGGGAATAATAAAATACCAACGTGCCCGCGTAGTGAATCGCTGGAAAGGCACCAAAACAAAGCGATCAACTAGAACACATCGACTTCTAAAGCCTGCACGTGAAGTACTCCAGCGGCAATTTAAGCGCACAGCACACATGGAGGCCATAACAATTGAAGTGGTCGGTCGGGACAATAAAACGATTAAGAGCATGCGAATACGGCCTGTATTCAGAAAAGACAGTGGATCCGTGCAAACTCTCGACAAATCACTAAGAGATGATTTCTTCAGGGTTCACTGCGAACAAGCAGGTGTTAGATACCGCCCACCCAGCCAGTGTCGCCACACGTTCATTTCTCAGATGCTAACGCTTGGCGTTATACCAATGCACTGGATATCGGGCCACGTTGGCCACACAACGATTGATATGATTCAGAAGAACTACGGTAAGTGGATACAGCAAGACGGACCGGACGTACAAATGATTATCGAGAAGGCTTTAGAGCTATAACGAAAAAGGCGACCACTAGGTCGCCTTTTTAACGTTTTGTTCCCAAGTATGTTCCCAGAAACGTTCCCTACTAGCCCTTCAAGGCCTCTTTAAAAACATAACATACTGTTTTTAAAGGAAAAATAATGGCGGAGGGATAGGGATTTGAACCCTAGATACGCTACTAACGTATGCCGGTTTTCAAGACCGGTGCTTTCAGCCGCTCAGCCATCCCTCCAATGGCGCTTATAATAGCGTCTCGAAAAAAAACGT